CGGATTCAAAATAGTTAAAGTGGACAACGCAGAAGCGGATGATGTAATCGCAGTTTTAGCAAATAAACTATACAATCAAAAAACTATACAAAAATCTTCAGCATTTGCAGTTGATCAATCGTTCAACCAGTTTACCTACAAGGGGTTTTCCACTGTGGGACGAAAGAAAAATTTTAAATTATATGATGCTGCACTGGTTAAACAAGATTTAATTAATCAATTCCACATCAAAAAAGGAGAGAAATTAGAAAATCCCAATTACGGTACTATCATTTGGGACACACTATTTGAGCCTATGACTGAACAACTTAAGGAGCTGATTGCTAAAGACGTGTCTGATATTATTAATTCTGACCCAAGAGTTGCTGTTAACACTTTGACAGTTGATGCTACAGATCAGGGAATTAGCCTACAGATAGAAGTTACATACTTGCCTTTCAACGTTACAGACCGTATGAATCTTGCATTTGATAAGAACAATTCCTCAATTAGGTAATAAACTAGCCACATTATTTTGATCGATAAATACTTGAATAAGGAGTTTTCGATCAATGACAACTACGGCCAGACAAAATAATTTAATCCTCGCGGAGGATTGGAAACGGGTTTATCAGACGTTTAAGAACGCTGATTTTAAGAGTTACGACTTTGAAAACCTCCGCAGGGTAATGCTTTCATATCTGAAAGAAAACTATCCAGAAGACTTTAATGACTACATCGAATCGTCTGAATATTTGGCACTAATTGATCTAGTGGCATTTGTTGGACAGAGTCTTGCTTTCCGTATTGATCTAGCCAGCCGCGAAAACTTTATTGAACTTGCAGAGCGTAAGGAGAGTGTATTACGCCTTGCACGTATGCTGGCCTATAACGCCAAAAGAAACATCGGTGCTAGTGGCCTACTTAAGTTTGATAACGTTTCTACAAACGAAGTGATCCTTGATGGCAATGGTAAAAATCTATCACGTCAGACTATTGTTTGGAACGATCCCACAAACAGCAACTGGTACGAACAATTTATTAAAGTAGTAAATGCTGCAATGATCCCTAGCACTGAATTTGGTAAAAGCCAGGATTCGGCGGTGATTGACGGGTTTGCTACAGATCAATACCGTATAAATTCTATCAATACCGATGTACCAATTTTTACGTTTAACAAATTAGTCGCATCTAGAAACGGAACGTTTGAAGTAGTTAGTACATCGTTTAAGGATTCCACGTCGATCTACGAAGAAGCACCACTTCCCGGAACACAATTGGGATTTATCTATCGTAGTGATGGCCGAGGCAATGCTAGTGCCAACACTGGTTTTTATCTAATGTTTAAGGAAGGCAGTTTAGAACTTGCCGATTTCGCTATCACACAACCTGTGCCCAATGAGAAAGTCAGTATCAATGCTGAAAATATTAACAATGACGATGTGTGGTTGTATTCCTTAGATTCGTTATCAAGAGAACAGTCTTTGTGGACACAAGTTCCTGCACTGCTAGGTAACAACATTGCCTACAACAGCATTAGAAACAATGTTAAGGATCTCTATACAGTTATTACTAAAAATAACGACACTATTGATTTAGCATTTACAGATGGAGTGTACGGTACATTACCACAAGGTCCATTTCGTTGTTACTACAGAACAAGCAATGGAGTAAGTTATACCATTAACCCTGCCGACATGCGAGGAATTACTATTAGTGTTCCCTATACAAATAAGCTAGGCGCAATCTATACACTAACTATTGGCATGAGTTTAAAGACAAGTGTGTCTAATTCAACACCGGCTGAGGACATTGATAGTATCCGTGCTAAAGCACCTGCAATTTATTATACACAGAATAGAATGGTAACAGGTGAAGATTACAATCTTGCACCGTTAAGTGCTTCACAAAATATACTAAAAGTAAAAGCAATCAATAGAACATCAAGCGGCATTAGTCGCAACTTTGATATTATTGACGCCACTGGCAAATATAGTAAGGTAAATGTGTTTGCAGATGACGGAATGATCTACAGAAAAGATGTAGAAAATTCTATGATATTTTCATTCACTAATAAAAACGATGTGCTAAACTTTGTTAGAAATAAAGTTGAGCCTATATTTTCTTCTAAAGAAACATATAATTTTTATCTAACAAAATTTAATAAAATCTTTTTCCCTAACGATCCGCCTGCAATTGCATGGAATCAAACTACTACAGATGTGAATCTTTGCACAGGCTATTTTTACGGTCTAGGTGACAATCGTCCATTGACAGTCGGTGTTTATACAATCAACGATTTACAATATTTAGAACCAGGCACGCTGGTTAAGTTTGTTCCACCTACAGGTCAGGCATTTAGAAAAGGTAAGTTAGTAACTGCTGACCTAACAGATCCTTTGCAGACATCTAAAATTTGGGCTCAAGCAGTGTTGGTTACCGGCGACGGTTCTAACGGCCGCATTGGCAATTTGGCCAATGGTCTTGGTCCTATTAAATTTAATGATGTTATTCCTACTGGAGCTTGTGCTGATCAAATTGTTCCTAAGTTTGTTAACAATTTACCACCTGCTCTAGAAACTGAGATTATTAATCTTGCATTTGCCAATAAGAATTTTGGTCTACGATTTGACATTACTTCTAGGTCGTGGAAAATCATTTCCGAGTCTAATATTGATTTAACTTCTAATTTTAGTCTAACCAGAACGGGCGATACTAGTGGTACTAATATTGATGCATCGTGGGTTATGGCATTTATCTTTAATGGTAATCAGGCATTAGTAAGAAATAGAATCACAGAATATGTGTTTGAAAGTATTGAACAAAATAGATTTTATTTTGACGCATCTGAACAACTATTTGACAGCAAAACTAAAAAAGTAATTAAAGATCAAATTTTAGTATTGGGTGTTAATACCGGTCCTAATTTGATCAATCAATTAATTGTTGATGTACCATTTGAACTAGTAGGCACTATTCAGTATGACGACGGCTACGAAAGTACTACCTCTGTACGTACTGCATTTTTTGATTCCGACAATGACGGCATTATCGATAATCCAGATTCATTCGAAGATATAGTTGCTACGGGCAAATATCTTTTCTTTAGAGAAACTGTAGATATTTCAGGCGGAAAGGTACTGCAATACGTTGCTAACAGCGATGACGAAATAATAATTGTAAGAGCTAAAGAAACAGGGTTAAATCCGCTTACCTTCACTGATAGACAACTGATATACTTCTTTGATCCTAACGAAGATGTAATTAAACGTGTTAATCACTCTACATCTACATTTGATTTAGAGCCTGCATATTCTGCATATCCTGGAAGAAACAAATTAAAATTCCAATACATTCATAATGCAAACGTTGATCGAAGAATTGATCCTAGCGTTAGCAATATTGTTGATGTGTATTTGTTGACAAAGACATATGATACTGCCTACAGAACTTATTTGTCCGGTGGACTAGCATCAGTTCCGCCTGCGCCAACAAGTGATAATTTAAGAGCAGCATATGGTGCTAATCTTGATAAAATTAAAACTATTAGTGATGAGGTTGTATACCATCATGCAGGTTACACTGTATTATTTGGCGGTATCGCAGATACTAAGTTTCAAGTTAGATTTAAAGTAGTTAAAAATTCTACACGTACAATTAACGATAACGAATTAAAGGTTAGTATCATTAATAATATTAATCAATTCTTTTCAATAGACAACTGGGACTTCGGAGACACTTTCTACTTTACAGAATTAGCAACTTATATTGTCGATCAAAATTCTCCAAACATCAGTAATATTGTAATTGTTCCAAAACAGTCCGATCAGGTGTTTGGAAGCCTTTACGAAATTCAATCACGCCCTGATGAAATATTTGTCAGCGGAGCAACTGTTGACGATATCGACATTGTTGCAGAGATCAATGCCGCTCAACTAAACGCAGTTGGCACAGTTATTACTAGCACGAGTGTATAATAATGGATAATAAAGTTTTTTCTGCAAGTGGTTTACCTATTCGACGCAGTGTTGAATTACTACCAAACATTTTTCAAACAACTCCTAATAAGAAGTTCTTAGAGGCAATTGTTGATCCGTTAATTCAGCCGGGTAGTTTAGAAAAACTATCAGGATACGTTGGTAGAAAGTATGGTAAGACATATAATCCTTCGGAAGTGTATATCGATGATCAACAAACACTTCGTAGCAAGTATCAACTAGAGCCCGGTGTAGTTATTAAGCAAGATAATAAAATAACTAATTTTTATGATTATATTGATTTTAAAAATCAATTAAAATTCTTTGGTAATGCAGCAGATCGCGATGACCGAATTACTGCCGATGAACACTATGCATGGGCACCTCCCATTGACTGGGACAAATTTGTAAACTATAGAGAATACTATTGGTTACCAGAAGGGCCACTGCCAGTTACCGTATCGGGCGCAGAGACTATTACAGTACCTGCCAAATATAATGTTCGCACCAACGGTCAGTTTGAATGGGTATTTAATCCTGACGGATTAAAAAAGAATCCTGATATTACTTTGTATCGTGGCAAGACCTACGAGTTTAATGTTAACGCTCCGGGCGATGCATTTTTTATTAGAACAACAGCCCAAGGCGGCGAATCCGACAACTACAACTTTGGTGTAGTAAACAACGGAACTGAAAACGGTGTTGTTACATTTACCGTGCCACTCAACGCCCCTGATGTATTATTTTATCAGAGTGCAACTGAATCTAACAGACGCGGCACGTTTAGAATTTATAATATTTCAGCAGCATCGGCTATTAACGTAGATGATTCTATCATCGGAGCAAAGGAATTTACTAGTTCGAATGGTGTTGTATTCACTAACGGATTAAAAATTAAGTTTTCTGGAACAGTAACGCCTGAAAAATATGCTTCAAGTTATTGGTATGTCGACGGTGTTGGTAGTTCTATTCGATTACTATCGGTACAAGATTTAGAATTACCTATTCTTAATACAAAAAATCCCGAAGTGTTATTTGACGTTGATCCATTTGACACTGTGCCATATGATGATGCTACGTCTTATCCTGCAGAAAAAGATTACATTACTATCAATCGTTCGAGTATTGATAATAATTCTTGGTCTCGATATAATCGTTGGTTCCACCGTTCAGTGATTGACTATTCTAATTCAATTAATAAACAATCATCTACTTTTACGGAAGATGCAAGAGCTAAACGTCCTATTATAGAATTCCAGCGAGACCTTCGATTGTACAATCACGGAGCAGTGGCTAAACAATCAGTTGACCTAGTAGATACGTTTACAACGGATGTATTTTCAACCATTGAAGGCCGGGCTAATTACAACGTTGACGGAGTTGACTTGTTTGAAGGGGCTCGGGTGTTGTTTACTAAAGATACAGATTCTTTAGTCAACGGAAAAATTTATCAAGTCAAGTTTTTAACAACACAGACATCACCTATCTACTCTACTAGCACTGCTCAAGTAGTTATAGATGGTGTGCAAATTGATCAAGTTACTGGCATTAGCAGACAAATTAGTCTAGTTGAAACAGAAGATACTGCACCGCAACTAGGCGAGTGTGTGTATATCAAACGAGGATCCCAGAAAGGAAACATGTTCCATTATATTGGAACTGAATGGACCATGAGTCAGCGTAAAACCGCTGTACAACAATCACCGTTGTTTGATTGTTTTAATGCTGACGATGTGTCGTTTTCTGATACATCGGTTTATCCAGCGTCAACTTTTGCTGGATCTAAACTGCTCAGTTATATTGTTGGAACATCAAGTGTTACTGATCTTGAACTTGGTTTTAAATTGAGTTATTTAAATATTGACAATGTTGGCGACATACAGTTTAATTTTGATTTTGACAATGACACCTTTACATATCAAGCTTCTGCATCTACTGATCCAGTAATAGCTGATGTAAACACTGGTTTTTATAAGTTTACAACTTCTCTTTTTGCAGATACATTTAATAATGGCTGGACACAGATTGATAATAATTTTATTCAGCCGATTATTGATTCAATTGCTGTTACACAATCTGCAACGGCGTTTCCACTTACCACCTGCATGTGGAAAGAAGCAACTAGAGAAAAATTTATTGTTTATGTTAACGGTAAATTAAGAAAAACCGGGTGGACGGTTGCACCTAATCTAGTTAATGCCCAATCAAGAATTTTAACATTTACGACAGCGTTATCTGCAGGCGACACTATCACATTAAAAGTGTTTACCGATGCTACTCCTGATAACGGATATTACGAAATACCGATGGGACT